GTTTCCATTATGGGCCTCGACACTTCGATTGTTATGGAAGCAATCGAGCTTAGGAGTTTACAAGATGGTAGGTTTCGTAGAAAGTGGAAGCCAGAGTCCCGTTTCAACCAACTGGGATGTTTGGAAAATCCAACCATACCCAGGGGCGAGCGTGTACTCTGGTACCTTGAGTGGTCCGACTGAAATGTCATATTCTATGGCATCAGGTCGTAACACTCCGGGTTTTCACCGTCTCCGGAAGGAAGGAAAAATTATACCTTCAACATTCTGGGAACAGGCCACGATAGTGGGCTCTGTTTCCTCTGGCGACTACTACCTGATCTGGAGCGATGGTTTTTCCACCGCCCATTTCTGGAGTACCGCTGGGATTGCCTCATTCATTTCTGAATGGTCATTCCATATGTTGAGCCTCATGACATCGCCGAAAGATCATGGACTTGAAGTCTATGAACAATCGATGGTGGATGCTGCTGCCGCTAAGATTTATACTAGCGGCTGGGATAGTTTAACGTTCCTGGCAGAACTACACAAGGTCGTTAGGATGTTCAGAAAACTTCTGAAGAATCTGTTGCGACTCCTTAGCGATCCCGCGTTCAGGAAGTGGGTACTAACGCACGGTGTGCGTGAATTGCCCAATGCCTGGCTCGAGGGGCGCTACGGCTGGAGAATCCTGATGTATGACATGATTGACATACAAAAGGCTCTTCAGAATGTAGACGGCCACCGTACTAGATTCAAAGAAAGAAGCGGTTATTCTCAGTCTCATGTCAAGAACTACACTTTTGTAGATTCTTCACATGGCTGGGGGCCGACCACTTACTATCTCCGTGAGGAGTGTAAGGTGTCGGTACGCGGAAGCGTAATAGCCGATATAAACCCGCCGGAGTTCGCTTTCAATCCTCTCACTACTGCATGGGAACTTATTCCCTTCAGTTTTGTGATCGATTGGGTGATCGACATCGGGCGTTTTCTCGAATCTATGTCATTTTTGGCGCTTGCTACTGACTACGCTGCTGCGGGCGGTCACAAGATCGAACTTACCCGTGAGGTAACCCATGCTACTACAGCATGGACTCCGAACTGGGTTCAAAGTACGTCTCTTGATTTCCGCTCTAAGTGCGTAGGCCAGTATGTTCAGCGCGTTCCAATGTCCGTGTCTTATTTTCCAACCATAAACCTGCGGTTAGACGCGTTCAAGGTCATGGACCTTGTCGCACTCTTTCTTCAGGCTATACGGAGGTAGTAAAATGGCTGCCATGACGACAG